ATAAACAAATTGTACAAGCATACGCAAAGTTGTTGTGTCCTGTAAATCACGGCGAATTGAGAAATAGCATTAAAACCTCGATTGATATGACACGGGATCACATTAAGGCCGAAACATTTACCAATAAAAAACAAGCGGCTTATGTCGAATTCGGAACTGGACCTATTGGGCAAGAAAATCACGAAGGTGTATCGCCTGATATTGCATTATCATATTCGCAGCATGGATGGGGGATACCTGCAGATAAAGTGGACCCTGCTGATGCTGAAATGTACAAATGGCCAAAACGTATCTACAATGGCAAAGAATATTACATGACATCTGGACAGCCAGCCCAACCTTTTATGTATCCAGCTCTAAAGAACAATGAGAAAAAGGTAAAAAAAACGATTGCTACGAAGTTAGTTAAAAAGATACACAAGGAGGTAAAGAAGTGATTAATGTGAAAAGTTTTATTTATGATGCCTTGTGCAAAGCTTGTCAAAATGTATCTGATGCATATCCTACTAACTGGGCGAATTTGCCAGCGGTACAGTATATGGAAGAGGAAAACAATGTGCACACATGGACAGATGATAAAGAGCAAATGTCTTATGTGAGGTATCGTATTGATATCTGGGATAATGTCAGCACATCATCTATGGCGATGGCAATAGATAAAGAGATATCGAAATTAGGTCTAGAACGAACGTTCTGCCAAGATGTAGACGATCCGTCTCACCTAAAACACAAAGTATTACGATATGAAGCCATTATTGAAGAAAAGAGCGATGGCGAAATTTATGTCTATCATGAGTAAAGGAGAGTGAAAACATGTTAGCAAATGGAGCAAAACTTGAGTATCAAAAATCAGGTGCAAGTACATGGACGAAACTACTGGGATTAAAAGAAATCCCAGAGATGGGAACAGAGCCTGAGAAAGTAGAAAATACAACACTGGAAGATGATATCAAACAGTATGAGATGGGTATCGGTGATGCCGGAGATGTTACCTACAAGTTTAAATATGACAATAGTGGTGCTGATAGTCCTTACCGCTTGATGCGAGCTGCACAAGATTCAGGTGAGGTACTTAAATTCAAAGAAACGCTGAAAGACGGTACAACAACAGAATTCAATGGACAAGCATCTGTAAAGCGTACCGGTGGTGGTGTGAACGGTGTGATTGAATTTAATCTGAATATCGCATTGCAAGGAAAACTTACAATTACAGACCCGGGCTCAGCGCCAGCGGAATAGGAGGACATAATGAAGAAACCATATGCAGAATGGACGGTAGGAGATGAGACCTACAAATTGAAACTTAACACAGCAGGGGTTGTGAAGCTAGAAGAACAGCTAAATACCAATCTTTTGAATGTCGTGATGGGCAATGGAATGCCGGCATTAAGTATCATGCTGAAAATTACCCATCAGGCTATGCAGAAATTTCATCACGGAATGAAACTTGACAAGGTATATGAGTTATTTGACGATTTTTGCGATGAATATGGTGGCTCTCAATCTAGTTTCATGACTGATGTTTTCATACCTATCTACCAGGTCTCCGGTTTTTTATCCGAGAGCATGGGGGAGGAGATGGACAAGAGACTGGAAAAAGCCAAAGAAGATATCTAACGCAAAGCGAATACATAGAGGATCTATACCACTTAGCATTACGAAGCGGCATAGGTCCTTCTTGTTTTT